GCTGCAGCAAAAAAGGGTACAAAACAAAATATGGGTGAAGAATTGTTGATTATGAATTACTGAATCAATAATTTTTATTACCAATCTAATATTTATTAATAAAACTAAAAGTAATGGCATTAAGATTTACAACCCTTTTGAGGGATTTGATTATCGAAAATTCAAGATTCGATGTTTTATATGACAAATTTGTAAAACCAAAAAAAGATAGAAAACCGTCAATGACGTTTCAAATTCTTTTTGATATTATATCAGCGGATCCAACATCAAGAATACCTGAAGGTATGACTTCAGATAATGCAAATCCGCAGGACATGGAAAAGGTAAAAATTGGAAAATATACCCAATGGTTACTTAAAAACTATGCAACACCAAATATGCAAGTAATCGGAATTGAAGATCCCAATGATCCTGCAGTTAAAAGTGCGATTAAACGATATCAAGATATGTTTATGGAAGACTTGTACAAAGTTACAGGTGACTTAATGAAATATGAAAAGTTTAAAAATAGATTACCCCAAGAATATAGGGACATTAATAAATTAACACCATCTGAACTTTATGATCAAGTAAAAGACTTTAGTTTAGAAAAAACAAAGGCGACTGCTGAAGAGAAAAAAGAAGCGTCTACCACTTATAAACATCCAGGTGCTGAAATTGTGTACCGAGGTGGTAATTGGACTGTTGCAAAAATTTCAGATACCGGACAGTTAGGTAAAGATGCTGCTTGTTTTTATGGTGGTTATTATTTGGAACCATCAAGAGGGGAAACTAGATGGTGTACGTCTTCACCGGGACTAACATGGTTTGATAGATATATTAAAGACGGACCACTTTACGTTGTTATTCCAAATTCGCCACAAAAATATACAGGTTCTATGGATACTGGTGAAAAATCAGGGTTACCCGCTTACAGATACCAATTCCATTTTCCATCAAACCAATATATGGATCCTGCAGATAGACAAATTAATCTTATTGAATTTTTGAACAGTCAAGAAGAAGGATTGAAACAATTCTTTAAACCTGAATTCATGAAAGGTTTAACAACTGCGGATGGTAAGAAAATAGCAGTAAACTATCCTGATGACTCCGCATCCAAGTTCATTGCACTTTATGGATTCGAAGAATTTTTCGATAGTTTACCATCAGACATTATTAGATTAGAATTTACTAAAAAAGGAAAAGATAGTTTTGAATTACCAATACCTGAAAGTTTAGGAAGATTTCAGCAACTTACATCACTTCATTTAGTTGGGTGCGTTTCCAAAATACCTGAAAGCATTTGTAACCTTAAAAAGTTACAGTTCCTTTCATTACCTGACAACCCAAATATGGAAATGTTACCATCTTGTTTGGCGGATTTACCTAATTTGAATTTGGTGAATTTGAGTAGATCGAATCCAGAAAAAACATTACCTGATTCGTTGAAACAAAGACAAGAAACGGATGAAGATTTTCACGTATTTCCTCCTACGGCTTAAATAATTTTTGTATAATTCAAAATATTATTTTATCTTTGTTTAAATTAAAAGTTGTAAAATGAAAAATTTAGACATAGACATATACATGAGCAACTTCAAAGGGTTTTTTGAAAGAAACCCCGATCAGTTAAAAAAATTGATAGGAAACGCTAAACCTGAAAAGTTTTTCGAAGGTATTAGAAATATTGTTGAATCAAATTCCAAAGACGAAGAAAAACCACTTGAACCAACAAAGCAACAAATCATAGAGTTGGTGTTAAAGTTGAATGTCCCAAAAAAAATCCCAACTTATTTTAATCACCACATGGGTGATATTTGTTTGAACTAATTTCATTTCATTTATAATCATGGAAACAATATACAGACAGGAAAAAGTTTTATACTACACCGAGTTATTCAAAAATTACAATAAATTCCCTATTGAAACTAAACCAAAACCAGATAATGATTTTGACATTGAATACTATATAAATTTCAAAAAAGGTTTTACTTATGAAAAGGGCAATGATACAGAAGAATGTTTTGTAAAAAACTACTCAAACCCATTTGCTTCTATTAGTATGTTAAGAAAAACATTTGTAGTAGAAAAAAATGAAGACAAAATTTCTATGAAATTGTTTTCATACAAAAGATCGAGAGGATTAGAAAAAAAGTATTTCACAGTAAGAAGGGAAGTTAATTTTCTAACATTTTCATTTAAGACAAAAATGTTTTATAGTGGCTTCACAAATTTTAAGAAAAAAATAAAGTTAGGTGGAAGATTTAGAGTCAATAGGACTAATTTGGTTAGTTTGGAAGTTTTTAATAATTTGACAAAAACATTTATAGATGATGATGTAAAAAAAGATGTGTTTAACAATTTCCTTGATGAAATAATTAAAAGATTGAATTTGAAATTACAAGTTGATACTGACAATATTCCATCGAAATACTACCAAATTATTTTATTGAACAATAAAATTAAATTTCCTGATTCTTACTTCAAATTTGCAGGTTTTTATTTGACAAAAAAAATCTTAAAAAACTTTGATTTCAATTTAGTAACATGGTTTATGAAAACAAATGAAATGAAAGGTACTAAAATCAGAAGATTACTTAATCGATATGATTTTTTAGATTTGAGCAATATTAAATTTTATTATGATTTATTAGGTGTGGATTTGTTCAATAAAATCAAAGATGATGTTTTTTTGACTTCGACTTTAAGTGATGTGTACAATGGATCGAATTTTAGTACTCCTATTATAATATCAAAAAAAGAAAAAGAAAATATTGTTAGTATTTTGAATACAACAACCACTAGTGAATTTACATTTTCGTTATTGGATCATTTTCAGTTCAAAAAAGATTTAGAAAAATATGGTGAATTTGTGAAAATAAATGCAAAAACACATGATGAATTTGTGGTTGAACATTCTGAATGGTCGTCATTGTTACAATCATACAGAACGGGTGTGGTAGATAGGTTTTATGGTGATGATGCATATTTGGTAGAAAAACCAATCAAATACAATGATGAAACTTTTTATCCTGTATTACTAAAGAATACTGAACAATATGAAAATGAATCCATGGTTCAGAAAAATTGTGTTAGAACTTACAGTGAAAAACCACATTGTTTTATAGTTTCACTAAGAAAGGGTGATAAAAATTCAAACATACGGGCAACGATAGAGTTTCAATTTAGAAAAAAAGAACTTTTAAGAATACAGACATTAGGTAGATTCAATAAATTATTGTCAGAAGAATGGAATAGTCCGGTTGAAGAATTAACAAATTTTGCAAATTATTTGTATCAAAAAGAATTTATCAAATTACCACGAATGACTAAAAAATACATGAATGGAAAAGTGAACGTATTACAATCTTCATTTTTTGAAGTAGAAACAGAAAAGGGGGTAGTTCATAGAATGACACCAAGTTGGAGTGGACAAAACACTTTACAAGAAATAATAGTGGATTATCATTTTTTTGACGAACTGTATTAATAATGGAAGAAAAAGAAGAAATACCTAGCCACATTTTCGATAGATACCGTTCTATAAACAAATTTGAGTTTCATCCAAACATAGTAAGAACTAAAAACATAATAAGGGATGGTGTTGACGTATTAATCAAAAAAAACAAGTTACTTTGGACTAACTCAAATTATGATAAAGGGTATATACACAATGAAGGTTTAATAGTTTGGGGAGTTGAATTTTTGTATTTCAAAAAATTAGATAATGACACTACTTATAAATTATACATTTTAACACAAGATATTACTAAAGTTGAAATGTTAATTTTCGGATTGAATAAATATTTCACAATAGATAAAATATGAAAGTTGTTATTTTGTTCACAATGCAGGGTTGCCCCTTTTGTGGTATGATTAAAGATGAATTTGAAAAAAATGATATCGACTATATTGAAAGAGATATCCAAGAACACAGAGAAGAATATAATGCGTTTAGTGAGGCAACAGAAAACGATTTTCTTCCAGCATTTATGTTAATGACTTTTACAGATAAAGATGAGGTGCACAACGTCAAATTATGTGCACCTGATAGAGATTTTGAAGATATATTTGGTGGTGTTGAATTGGTAAAAGAATATCTATCAATATAATATAAGTTCAGAAACCAAGTCCAAATTTTGCCAGCAAGCTTGTTCATTTGTTGGGGTTAGTACTTTTAGTAAATTACATTCGGAAAGATTCAAGTTATCATAAATTTCATTCATACGAAATGGAAACACATCTAGTATCAAAGATTCTAACCATTCTTGGTTTACTATAATTTTACTACCATTCAAGTTTAACGATACGTTTAAGTTATCTATTTCATCATAAAAAGAATTAGATTTTATTCCAATAACCAATTTTGACGAAATCCCTTTTTGAAATAAATGGTTTTTAATGTAAAGAAGAAGGATGTGATAAAGTTTTTCATAGTTCATTGATAATCCATAAAATCTATCAGAAACGTAAATTTCATTAGATAAATCTACTTTCAGTGTAGAGTAGTTTGGAAACTTTTCTTTAATTAAATAGTTAACTTTTTCAACATCCTTTGCGTCGCAATCAAACAAAATGGTTGAATTTTGTTCATCCAGTTGGCAATTAAAAAATAAGTCATTAGTCGAATGATACTTTACAAATTCATCAAAAGAATCATGTAAAGTATTTTTTTCAAAAACCTCTGACAAATTTAAAAAATTGAAAGAAAATGGTGAATTATATAGTAAAGTGTCAATTACCCTTAAATTTTCTACAGATTTTTTTGTTGATGTTTTTAGGTAGTTAGAAAATATATCAGTAATATTTAATACCGTGGTTGACGTAGTCCGCCCTTTTACTACAAAAAAATTCCCGACATTTACCACTGAAATTTCAGTTTTAACGTCGGGAGATTCTTTTTGTAATTCGTCAACAATAAGATTTGCAAAAATATTACATAGGTTCTTACCGTCAAGGTAATTATAAAAACATTTTAGATTCATATGTAAGTGTTTAATTTTTATTTTTTACAATCTTAAGTAAAAAAAAAATTACCCTAAACACTTAATTTTATGAACTTAAATTATTTTTTACTATAATATTTTTCTACAATCTTTGTTACAACATTCTTTACAGATTCATTTGTTTGTTGTTGAGTCTGTACTGGTTGTGGTTGAACCGTTTGGTTACCGTTGTTTTTATTTTTGCATCCGCAGCCCATGATATTATTTTTTATTAGTTTATGTTTTTATATAAATATTTAATAATATAAAATAGTCATTTGTCAATAACTTATATTTATATAATATGTCAATTAAAAACATCATAAAAAAAGTTTTATTAGAAGAAACTGAACAAAATCAGTGGGTTGAAGTCGATCCTCAAGATTATTTAGAATTACTAAAATACGTGGACGGAAACGGTGCTATGATTAGTAAATTACCACAATATAAAAACAAAAAAATTGCAATCAACGGGGATTTGAAAATAAATTCAAATGATGTAAAAAACATTGATAGTATTGACTATGTTCAGGGTAATTTGGATATTAGTTATTCTGGTATTGAACATTTTGATAAAAGTAAAGTAAAAGGTAGTTTTTATAACTATAATTCAAAAATGTTTCATGAAGAAGAAAAAAAGAAATTACAAAAAAAATACGACTATTTAGAAAGTTTAAGACAAGAAGATAGTTGGGATGTTAAAAATGAAGAAGATGTTTCAGAAAGAACAGAAGCGTTATACCAACATTTAAAATCAGAAGGTCACCTTGGTGAAGATGAAGATAAATATTTTATTTATCCTCTAAATTATGGAAGGACTAAAATGTATGAATGGTTGGGTGAAAACATCTTTCAAAGTGAATGGGAAGTTTATAGAGACGATGAGTTAGACGATGCTGCTTATGATTATGTTACGAATCTAATTGATGATGTTGGTTTAGATGCGTTCAGGGATTGGATTTATGAACAGAATTTAGATAAAGATGCTGTAAGACAATTTTATCGTGAATATTATGAAGATGTAGTTTATGATAATCCTGAAGAATATGGTGTTAAAAAACAATTATCATCAGAACAGATTAAATTCAAAGAAGTTTTTCAAAAAAAATTGAATAATTTGTATAATAAATTACAACAGGCAACAACTGAAGAAGAAAAAGAATCCTTAGAAGACAATATAAATAATACAAAAGAATTAATTCAAGATATTGATGATAATCCTGAAGGAGGTTATGATGAAGACGATATTGATGATGCGTTAACTAATTTGGCTGAAGATAGGTTGGATAATTTTTTTGAAGATATCAAAAACTTTGGTTTCGAAAAAGACTTCATTTTAGATTATATAGATTTAAAAGGAGTAACAGAAGACGTTGTAAGACATGACGGATATGGTGCACTATTAAATGGTTATGATGGTTCTGATGAAGAATATGAAATTAATGGAACCACTTATCATGTGATGAGACAAAATTAATTACTTTACTGTGTTATTTATATTTCTTAATTTTTATCATCATTTAAAATGGAAACAAATTGGATTTTACAAGAACCTATAGATTTAGAACATAAACAGTATGTCCTTTTAGATTATTTACAAAAACTTGATAAAAATCTTAATAGCTTCAAACTTTATCCACAGTTTCAAGAAATTTCTTTACATTTAGCAAATATTAATCTTTTAGTTGAAAAAGGACAAATATTATCACTCAATAGGGTTTTGAAAGATCCTGATGATGAAATACTATTGTCTGATTTGGCTCCTAAAATTTTACCAGAGTTTAATGCGGACGAAATATTAGAAATATATAAGATTTGTCAGTATACATCACCAAAGTTAACGGACTACTTTAATCATGCAAAGGCGATTTGGGAAATAGTTAATGACACAGTTTCGATTAATCCAATTCAAAACAGAAAAAAAATTGAACCAAAACAAGGTTTGTTTTATTTAGAGTATAACGACAAAACACTTTTGTATGAATTTATATTAAAACCAATCAAACGAGGTGTATCTGAAACAAAGTGTCATATTAAAAAAATATCAGAATGTGAAAAAAAGAATTTTGAAAATGTAATAAAACAAGTTAAGCGTCCTTTGATTAAAAACTTACAAGAAGAATTAGTACATAAAAATTTGATACTATTCAAAGTAAGTCATAATAACGCATTCCCACTTAAAGAAACACTTTTACCGATAGTCAAAAGAAAAATTATGAATTATATGATTCAATCTAAAATTATTGAAAATAAAAGTTTGACTAATGGACTTTAATTTCTTATTTTTCCCATATGGGTTTTAATAAAAGATTTTTGAATAAAAAAAGTATAATCAATAATGTTCATGATATTTTAAGTTACCTTAATGTAGATGCTTTTTACATTAACGATGACTTTTCCTATGATGTTTATCGATTGTACATTGAAGGTAAATCAGAAGAAGAAATACTAAAATACATTAATGAAAATAAAGATGAAGATTAAACTTGAATACGTGTGGCTTGACGGGTACACACCAGAACCAAACCTTAGAAGTAAAGTTAAAATAGTTAATCATGGCGATGTTAAAGACGCTATGATTACAGGTAAATTTCCTATGTGGAATTTTGACGGGTCGTCCACCAATCAGGCGCAAACAGATAGTTCAGACTGTTTATTAAAACCAGTTCGACATTATATGATTGATACTTTGTCGACGGTATATGTTTTTTGTGAAGTTTTAAATGCAGATGGTACGCCACATCAATCAAATACACGTTCCAAATTAATTGGTGAAGAAAAAAATATTTGGTTTGGTTTTGAACAAGAATATTTTATTTTCGATAGAAAGAACAAATGTATTTTGGGGCATGACGAAAATAACTTGGAACCGCAAGGTAAATATTACTGTGGTGTTGGTGAATATGTTGCTGGTAGAAGTTTTGTAAATGAACACCTACATATGTGTTTGAATTATGGAATCGACATCACAGGAATAAATGCAGAAGTTGCACTTGGACAATGGGAATATCAAGTGTTTTCAAAAGGAAAATTAAAGGCGGGTGATGACTTATGGATGACTAGATATTTCTTACATAAAAAGGTGGTGAAGAATATTTCAAATCATTATTTTCAAGTTTAGAAACACGACATTGGAAACATATAGAAGATTATGGTTCTTCGAATGATTTAAGACTTACTGGAAAATTTGAAACACAATCAATAAACAAATTCAGTTGGGGTATTTCAGATAGGGGTGCATCAATTAGGGTTCCACAAACAACAGCAAATGAATGGAAGGGATATTTGGAAGACAGACGACCTGCATCAAACGCCGACCCATATAAAATCATATATCAATTATGTGAATCAATCAAAAATGCTGAAGCAATTAATGATATAAAACACAAAATGAATTTCAAAGGAAACTTTGATGAAATTATCAATAGATACAACGGTGTGCTTCAAACCGAAGAGTTATTGGAAGAATATCAAAATGATGATAATTTTGAAGTGGAAAAAGAAACTATGGTAGAAAATAGAAATAATATATCAACAACAGAAATAGAATTTAATTTAAATGGAAATGACACTAAATGAGTTAAGACAAGAAAAGGAGTATGGTTATAAAAATCCATCAATTAGAAGTAACCAATCAGTAGATGATAAACACATCATTAATTTGGTAAAAAAATATCCTAATGATGCCGATCTAGGTAGGGAAGTAAGAAAATATTTAATCAACTTAGGGTTATATGGAAAATGAACAAGTAAACCACCCAAATCATTATGGTGGTGAAACAAACATTTACGAAGCAATCAAAGTAATTGATGCTTGGGACTTAGGGTTTTCACTTGGTAACACGGTTAAATATATTTCAAGAGCAGGCAAAAAGAATAAAGATAAAGAATTGGAAGATTTAAAAAAGGCACTTTGGTATTTAAATCACCACATTGAAACATTAGAAAAAAATGATTGAAACAGGAAAAATTATAAATGGTGATTGTATTGAAGTAATGAAAACATTACCTGAATGTTCTGTCGATTTGATTGTTACATCACCACCCTATGGTGTTGGAATTGATTACGACGTTCATGAAGATGATGTACCATTTGATGAATATTTGGTGTTTGCCAAAAATTGGTTAACTGAAGCGTATAATCTATTAAAAGATGACGGTAGAATTGCTTTGAACATTCCATACGAAATCAATAGACAGAAGAAAGGGGGAAGAATTTTCTTTGTTTCAGAAATGTGGCAAATAATGAAAGAAATTGGGTTTGGGTTCTTTGGTATCGTGGATTTAGAGGAACAATCACCTCATCGAAGTAAGACAACTGCTTGGGGATCTTGGATGAGTCCTAGTTCACCATATATTTATAATCCAAAGGAATGTGTCATTTTGGCATACAAAAAACACCACATTAAAAAGGTGAAAGGCGAACCGCAGTGGAAAGGGACACCAACTGAAATTCAACAGGAGGATGGAACCATAAAAACTAAAGTTGTGTATGAAGAAACAGATAAGAAGGAGTTTATGGAGCTTGTTTTTGGTCAGTGGAATTACTTTGCAGATACTAAATCACTCACCAAGGCAACGTTTTCGATGGACATCCCAACGAAAGCAATCAAAATACTATCCTACAAAAACGATGTGATTTTAGATCCATTTGCCGGTAGTGGTACAACATTAGTGGCGGCTGAAGTGTTAGGTAGACGATGGTTAGGTATTGAATTATCACCAAATTATAGTGAAATTGCAAAAACAAGGGTTGAATATTTCAAAACATTACAAACAATACAAGAACTCCCACTTTAAAAGTGGGTTTTTTTATTTTTGTAACTATTTATAAGTTATGAAAATTATAATCACAGAATCGCAATACAGACAAATAATTAAAGAATCAGGTATCAGGGATATTAAAAAAATCGCAGAAAGATACCCTAAAGCAAAAATTTACTTCCATCAAGACTTAGATGGTGTAACTACCGCAATTGCAATGAAAAACTATCTTGAACAAAACGGCATCAAAGTAGTTGATGCTGAAGTGATTCAATATGGTGATAAAGAGTTTTCAGTTAAAAAACTTGACGCAGAAGGTGATGTGATGCCAGTGTTAGTTGACTTTGCACACGGCAAACCAATGTTTGTCATTCATACCGATCACCACGATACACAAGCTGGTGTTGAATCAGGAACTGCAACAAGTTTCAAGGCATCTAGATCGAATGTTGAAACAATATCCCAAACGATATCACCAAAAGATATTTTTCCATCTGATGACTTACTTCTTATATCTACTGTCGATTCTGCCAATTTCCTTGCACATGATATAACTTTTGACATGGTAATGAATTATATTTTCAAAATGGATAAGGATCAATCACTTCAAAGAAATAAAATGATGATGGGATTGGTGACAAACAAATTGTTACTTGCATTTAAAAACAAACCAAAATTTTTAGAAACATTGGTTATGAAAAGTAACCCATCTTTGTTAAGTATTTTAAATAATATTAGAGATATAATGAAGGTGGAAGGTTATGCTGAACCTGAAGAACTAGAACAAAACAAACAGAATTATATTGAAAAAATGAAAGAATTCCCTAAAGTACAGGGTAAAGTTATTGTACAGTATGGTGGGGGTTCTATGACAAAACCAGGTTCATATGATAGATATACGCCGTTTAAGAATAATCCTGATGCTGACTTCTTGGTAATTGCTTGGCCGACAGGAATTGTTCAAGCTTCTTGTAATGCATATAAAGGTGAACGTTCACTTAAAGGTGTTAATCTTGGTGAAATGAAAGATGAGGTTCTTAAAAAGTTTGAACCGGAATTAAGTAAATTAAAAATAAGTTTTGGTACATTAAAAAGAGTTTCTGAATCAAAGGCTGGTGAGGGTTCCGTTGGTTTTACTCTCAAAGATTTTTTAGCGATATATGGAAATGCACCATCATTGAAGATTGAAGGAAATAAAGAAGATACATTAAGTGAAATAAATAAACTTTCAGATAAGTTATATTCCACTTTAACTTTCGAAGAAAAAATGAATTTGGAAAAAGCCAGTGTTAATGGTATGGATGTCGTGAAAGCAAATTCAGGTGGACATAAATGTATTACAAACATTTCTGGTTTAAGTTATCTTTACACAAACATTAGAAGGTATAAAGATGACGAATTAAAGATGATACAAAAATATGGTGGATCAAACAATTTTGTTTTGGACATCCAAAGAAAGTTGAAGTCGATGAAAAAAAATCAAGAACTTACTGAAAAGCAAAAAACTGCAGCAGTAAACCAAATCAAAAAAGAAATAGAATCAGGAAGGTATAACCCAGACATAGACAATAAGGTAACATCATATGTAGATATGATTAAGAAAATTCAACAAGAGTTTGTAAAAGTACTTGAAAGTTATATAGAAAAAGAATCCATCAACGAAAATGTTAAAAAAAATGGGTGTCAATTATGATTTTACTGAATTGGGTAAAATGCATAATCATAGTGGTAAACCCACTTGTCATAATGAAAAAGTTGGAAATAAAAGATACTTAGTCGCATCCAAAGATTTAAAAAAAGGTGAAGAACTGACAACCAATTACAGATTACAACCAGATTTGGAACAACCAAAAGAAGGTTGGGGTAATTTGAAAGAAGAAAAAGAATTTAAACCACACATAGATGGTTACCGTACATATTCACCATTCAAAGATTTGCCATACATAATAGTCAAAGGGAATGGTATTGACTGTGATAATATTGTTCATGACTTGGTTTTAGTAGGTGACAATAAAAAGGTTAAATACTGTAAAAAAAACACTGGAGTTTATAAAATTACAGGAGCAAGTAAAATTGTAGAATTACCTGTTGATAAAACTGAAGATGTTGAAGAAATATTTAAAAGTCCTGAAAATGTGGAACTGTGGGTTAAAGAAAAAATTAAATCAGTGGATAAAAAAGGGGAAATTAGAAGAATGATGAATTAATCGTTTGACTAATTATCATTTTTGATTTATAATTACAAAAGAATTTAATCACATTAAAAAGTATTTATATGACAGAAACAACAAAAGAAGTTGAAAACGTTATTTACTCTTATGTAAATGACAGAAACGAAAAAGTATACACACCTAACTTGGAATTTGCCCACATTATGGCAAAAAAGTATGGTACTGATGATGTCTTCGTCGAAAAAAATTAAAAAAATTTTACAAGGTACTTGTCAAATCAAAATAAAAGACTTAACTTTGTAAAAGATTTGAAACTAAAGGTGATGAAAGATACTCGTTGTCGAATCGAAAAAAAAAGTTCACAAAGTACTTGACAAATAGAAATAAAAGTCGTAACTTTGTAAAACAAATTCGGAAACGTCCGAAATCGTTCTTTGAAAATTGAATTATCCGTTCAGGAGTAAGTAATGAAACTGATAAAGATATTCGGCGGTGTATAGTCGTTAAATAAACCACGAAAGTGGGATAAAGTGAATCAGAAGTGTAACTGATTTGCGGTTTGGGTAACCGAACTTGAGTACACAAGCGGGATACCGTATAACCTTTAGTACCGAGGGCAACGCTGTAGGGAAAGTGGTTAGACGATTGGGCGATGTGGGTCGTTCGATTGAGGTGGGAACATCAATAGGAAGAACCCGTAGGAATATTGCAAAAAATAAGATTATCCAATTTTATTATTGCGTTTTCCAATATGATAGGATACTTAAAACCGAAAGGTATGATAACAAACAGGTGGTGCTGACATTATCCTTGATAAACTCCTACCAAGGGGTTAATCACGAAGTAGTCTTGAAATATGGAAATGGGGACATTTCACGGAGTAGTTGAGTATCGATTCGTTCAAAAGATGGGTTGGCTCGGGTGGCGGACCACTACTTCGAAAATCCACGACACAATACTTATGATTTAAAAAGTTGAATCAAATTAACTAAGAAAGCTATAAGGAAAAGTGTCCGTCAGGTTTGGATGAAAGGTGACTACATAGTAATGAGCTGTTCATTGCACACAGAGATCCCAAGTCAATGTGTAATTATCCGAAAAACCTTTAGTCCCGCAAGGACGAACTGGGGAGGCATCCTCGGAAAGAGTCAAGTAAGATGAGAGTAATTCAAACCTCAAGGAGTGGTTTACCTAAATAACCGTCATTGAGTTTTACTTTCCAAAAGAAAGTGGATACGAAGGGAAACAATAATACTTCTAAAGAAACTCACAAAAAACTGTAATCTCAGGTTTTTATTTTAGGTTAAAAATCTTATAAGGAATTTATTGGGGAAACAACAAATAGTTGCTTCCCTTTTTTTTTACCATAGAGGTATAAATTTTGAAAAAAATTATTATGGAAATGTTATATTTTTCATTCGGGTTTCTTACCGTAATTGCTTTGATATTCATCTGTGTTTTCATCGTGGGAATTATCAAAATCTTTAGACTTAAAAAGGAAGTTGATAATCAAAAAGAAACTTTAAGACATGAATTTGAATGGTTTAGTCGTTCATTACACGAAAAAGAACGTGATTGGAGGGAATCGTTGGATAGTGTTCACCGAAATATAGATAGGATAACACAAGAAACAATCAATTATATTGATAAAAAAATCGAAAAAACAAATAAACAAAAAAAAGAAAAATGATATTAATCCCATCATCTGATGGGATTTTTTTGTAGATTGATATATTTATAATTAAATAACAAATAAATAAACAAAAAAATTGAAAAAAAGTTATGAAAAGAATTGTTAGATTAACAGAATCAGATCTTGCAAGAATAGTCAAAAGAGTTATTAATGAAGGTAGCGAAAAAGCGGTATTGGATGCGGGTTGGAACAGGGACGCAACAAAAATGGCAGTTGCATTCGGTACTCCCACGGCATCTGATGGGGGTGTATCATCTGGAATCCAAGGTGTAAAAGTAGTGTTTGATGGGCTTATTTATAATGCATCCAATAAAGTAACATATGAAGGAAAAATGGCGTTCTATGGTCGTTGTGACAAAAATGGTAACCCTGGTGCTATGTCAGGTGTTGATTTGAATGATGTACTGAGTGGAGGTTCATATTATCTTTTCGGTTATGGTGGAAAAGTTGACACCGTTGCTAGAAATTGGTGTAAAACAAAGACAGGTGTTAAACCAACAGGTTATGTAGATTCCGATTTTGTTAGTATGGCAAAAGAAGATATGGCTAAAGGACTTAAAAGATCTTAAAAACAAAACAAAATGAAAAAAATCCCCTACTTGGGGATTTTTTTATTTTAAAAGAATGCTACTTTAGTAGTATTACCACTTTTATATTTAAAAACCAAATCACTCTTGAATTTAGTGTTAAGACTGATTAAACAAGTGACGTTTCCAAAATCCTCAGTATTGATGTCAAATTTAACATAATCATCTGTTGTAACTAAATTATTTATTACTGAAACTTTTTTAATTCCTTCATTTTCACCGACATATCTGTGAACGAAAGTTTTATTATCCAAATCAATTTCGTAATGATTAAATCCTTCAGTCCAAACGGTATTTTGGGAATTTGGACCATTCTGTAATAAAGTTGATAAACTAGTTTTGGAATTGGAATAGTCCATTTTGTAAAAACCAAACCCAACAAAATTGAATTGTGTTTGACAAAAAGAAATAAAAGACACGAACAAAAAAGAAAGATTCAAAAAAATAGTTTTCATGTTTTCAGTTTTAAATGATTAATAAAATATTACAATACAAAGATATATTAATTTTTCACATAAACAAAAAAAAATTAATTTTTTATTTCATTTTGCCAAATCAAATATTTTTTCTAAATTTGTTTTATGGAACACGTAAAGAAATTTGGTAAATCAATTGCAGATAAACAGGTAAAGTTTGCTAAAAAATATTTCAAAAAAACTACCTTACTTTTTGATAAAAAAATCCCATATTACAATGAATTGAATAATAGTGTTTTGAAAATCAAAAACATTAGAAAGTATAGGCACAGTTGGGGTGCTGAATATGGTTATGTTTATGAAATTGACTTGATTGTTGATTTAAGTAACAATGAATATAGCTATTCATTTACTAATGAAAAGGCGAACAGAAGAAAAAGAAGATACAATTCTTGGTATAGAGATAAGTTTCAAGACAGACTTATGGAAGAATTGAAATATTTCGAAATAACAAATATAGTAGTATCAAAAATAGAGTACAAAAAAATTGATTAATTGAAAAAAGTTTTATAATTTTACAACATGGCACAAGTAAAACAAGTAACAGTAATACATCCTAAGTTTGGGGAAATATTGAATGAATCTTTTTTGGATGAAGTTCAGTTCAAAATCTTTCTTACAATGTTACATAGTTCATTGGAAATGAATCAGAAGTTGACATCATTCAATGGTAAAGACTTTTTGATTCATATACCAAACGACATATTAAAAGAATGTTTAATTATCGGAAACACAAAGGAGGTCTCTATGGCTGAAGTAGTATCGGCAAAATCTAAAATAGAGTCCTAACAGTTTCTTTGTTTATCTTCAAAACAAAGTGGTGGAAGTTAGATTCACATTCCGTGAACGACCCAAAAAAGGTGAGTGTAGTTGCTCACCTTTTTTTGTTTTAAAGGTATTTATGTATATGAAAACATTAATATCCGAAAATATGAATTACCATTTGGATAATGGTATTCCACTAACTGAAAACGTATTCAGACCTTTTTCGCCTGAATTTTTTAACTTGATTAATGAGGCAAGAACATTATATAATAAAGGTTTAATTGATGTTGACAATGAAGAAAAGTGGATTGTGGAATCTGACTTTGGAAAAAAAATAAGATTGTCAAATGGTAAAGTTGTAAGACTTGAAGTACCCATTTTGGAAAATAGTATTAACGAAGCAGAATACAAAGGAAGAAAAGTTCAACTTGGTAGACCGATGCGAAACACTGGTGGAGGAAAAAAATATGTGGTTTATGTTATGAACCCATCAACAAGAAAAGTTAAGAAAATAAGTTTTGGTGATGTTCACGGTGGATTAACTGCGAAAGTTTCTAACCCCAAAGCAAGAAAGGCATTTGCTTCAAGACACAACTGTAAAGCAAAAAAAGATAGAATGACTGCTGGTTATTGGGCGTGTAGAATAAATAGGTATGGACATCTTTGGGGTGGTAAAACATACGGTGGATATTGGTGATGAAAATTATACTTACAGAAAAACAATTGAAAGAAATGAAAGAAGATCTTCATTCTGAAAAAAAAATAAAACTTGTCAATAAGTTTTATCAGCAAGGGTTTTCATATCAAGAAATTTCAAATTATACATCTTTACCGTTGGGGGAAGTTGTGACTCTTTTAAAGGATTACGATATGGAAATCGATTGTAAAATGGCGTATGATTTAATCACCACCCTTTATGATAAAACAGATTTATTTCGCAAAGTAGTTCGTACAGAAAATTACACACTTGAGTTTTTTTTCAGTAAAATGGAAGGAGCAATTGAATATAGTTACGAAACTGAAAAATATGGATTATACGGTTATGGAACACCGTATTGGAATCAAGAATGTTACCTCCCTATCGAAAATGTTGAAATTACTGATAATGTCAACGGTGAGACTGAAGACTATGAACCATATTCTAAAATAGATTTACCAAATAGATTTGATACCTTATCTGAATTACTTGATTGGTTTAATAACGATTATTTTAAAATAATGAAAAAAACCCTTGAACAGTTTTCAAAAGATTATTAACAATGAAAAAACATTTACCCTTCAAACAAAAAAATATTGACGAAAAAAAAATTAGAACGTTCGATGAAAATATCGATCCGATTGAATTGAAATGGCACAGGGATAAAGAAGATAGAAAAGTTAAAATAATTGAGTCAACAAATTGGAAATTCCAAATGGATAATGAATTACCAAAATTATTGAAAAAAGGTGATACATTAGTCATTCCAAAAGAAACATTCCATCGTGTAATCAAAGGTGATGGTAATTTGGTAATTGAGGTTGAATTTATTGATTGAATTGATATTTATAATATTATGCATAGAAGTTTTATAATTAGTGAAGAAGAAAAGAAAAGAATTTTGATTCAACATCAAAACGCAACTAGTTCGTTATATTTGAATTTGAAAGAAGGAACAGAAACGATTTCTTTAGATGATATGCAAAAGTTCCTTAATGATACAAAAGAAGAAATACTTCAAACATTTGATTCATTGGATTCAAATAATTTGCAAACAGAAAAACTTAATTTGAAAAAAAAGATAGAATCAATTTTGAATCAAATAAAATTTGTTAATGGTGCAAAAATCGATCAACAAAAATTAAACAATATTGTAAAAGATACTGAAAGGTTAAAATTGCTTTTAGATAAATTGGATTTAAAAAACATAAAACAAATCAAAACGGAATTTCAAACCTCATTTTCATCATTATATGCATTAATTGCTGATGAAATTAAAAAGGCAAACCTCAAAGGAAAAATGATAACACAACAAACATCATAAAAATGGGAAAAATTATTATAACAGAAAAACAATTAGAAAATGTCATAAGAACAATCAAGGAAGAACATAAAGAAGGTTCATACATGGCAAAGCAACAACTTTTCACAATAGCAACACTTGCTTACAAAATGTGGGAAATGTTGGAAGATGAAGAAACTTTGGAAGATTGGATGGAAACAAAAATTGCACAATCAGAACAATCCATTTCATCAGTTGTTAAGTCCTTTATGTATGATGAAGCAGAAGAAAGGATGAAAGGAAACAACCAAATAGATTTAGACGATTTGGTAATTGGAAAATAATTTGAACCCTCTTGATTGACAAGGGGGTTTTTATTTTTATATTTATTTTATGTACGTAATAATCAAACACCTCAGATCGGCATCAGGAAATAAAAAAGTTCCTGTTATTTTATTAAACACAGAAAGTGAAATTTGGGAATTCAATTCTTTTGAAGAAGCAGAAAAAATGAAAGACATATTCCAAACCAATTCAGATTCTGGATATACTTACGAAGTAAAAAAAATATAATTATGGAAGATTTATTTGAAATGATGCATAATGAATTCATTAATTCAGAATTATTTGAACAATTTATGTTCGAACAATCACAACATCAGTGTTAATCGAAAAGTGATATATTTATAAGGATATGTCATTATCAGATAATAAAATTATATCTTTAGGTAAAGTATTATTAAATATTGCTAAAGAAGAGTACGGACAAGATTTAATTACTCTACGTAAATTCTATACGTTATGTCAATCTGTTGAAATGGCACAAACCATCTTGTCTTCAACTAATTTGATGTCAGACAAAGTAAAAACAATATATTCAGCATTTTTCATACAATCTAATAAAACAAAAGAGGAAATTACAAAATTAATTAATGATTTATATTTTGTAACAATTGATTTTTACGATGACACAGGTTATATAGAAAATGAATGTTCAAGTTGCTATGGTGATGGATACCAAGACTGTTCTAATTGCGAAGGTACAGGAAAAGAATATTGTAGAACTTGTGATGGGGATGGTGGAATAGATTGTGATAGTTGCGGTGGTGGTGGTACAGAAGATTGTAGACATTGTGACGGTAAAGGTACAGAAACAGAAGAAGACGAAGAAGGTGATGAAATAGAAGTTGAATGTGTTATTTGTGATGGTTCAGGTGTAGAAAAGTGCAGAGATTGTTCGGGGAGTGGAAATTTTGAGTGCCCAAATTGTGAAGGGAGTGGAAATGAAGAATGTGGTAGTTGTGATGGGGGTGGAAATGAAATGTGTGACGAATGTGACGGTACAGGTGAAACAAAAAGTGAAGAAGAATTTTATAATATTACAAAACGACAATATGTTACAGTTGGAAACCTGATTGAAAAATATGATGGTGAAATTATGTTATATGAAATATTTGAAGAAAAAGATTCAAATTTTGAAATGTTGGTAGATGAATTAAATTTATTTTCTTCGATTTATTACGACGATATACCTGCAGATGAAAGAAATAATTCAGCTGATGTTGAAGATTATTTTGTTGAAATAGTTGATGTATTAAAATTGGAAAGAGTTAACAAGAGATTAGCTTTTTAATAAACCCACAATATTTATAAATAAAAATATATGAAATCGAGATTAACTGAATCAGACATAAGAAGAATAGTCAATAAAACTTTGTTTGAGATGAACCACGATGACGATGACTTTGAAATGAATCATTCGATGGGAAGAGATGAAGAGTGGGGTGAAACCGACAAAGGAGAACAAAAACTTCAAGATTTGTTAGATGAAGCAAGAGATATATTGGAAAATGAATGTGGATTTACATTTGAAGAATTAAATCAAATGGATGAAATGGATGTTGCAACTGCATTGGAAGAAAATGCTGAAAAGTGTGAAGAAACGGAAACACAATACATTTATATGTTAGTTGATCAGATTATTGATTTGTTATATGAAGAAGGTTTCGAAGGTGACTTGGAAGAAGGTTTTGATGACGAAAGAACAAAAAGACACTACGACGATTATTCACCAAAGACATATAGAAGAATGCCAAAAAACATATTTCAACCAGGTGCTGAAGACCCTGAAGGAACAATGTTAATGAAAAGAGACGACGATGAAGAATATAACGCACATTTTGAAGACGATTTCAATTTTGATGATTTTCTTGACAAAGATGATGAAGACAAAGAAGATTGGGATTACGATGATGAAGAATTTGAATATTAATAAAAAAAGTCGGTTATACCGACTTTTTCATTAATAAGTTGTTTAGTTTATAATATCCAATAAATACCAAACCACCAATAATACCGTAAAAGTGTCCTACTGCGGTAAAGTTTAATTCAGGAGAAGGTTTTAATGAGATTAATGTGTCAAAAATAAAGACAACAGAAAGGAATTTTAATTTATTATCATTAGAAAAGAAAAGAAAAACTGTCACTATTGTTGCAACAAAACCTGAACTACCCACCAAAGAATCATCACCTTGTAAAACAAATAGAACGTTTATTAATATGACGTTAACGACAATACTTATTACCAACATTATCAGGTAGTTAGTTTTACTAATCATATTTTCAAGTTGAGATGAAAATATTATAAAGAAAGAAAGATTCCACAACAAATGGGTTGGTTCTTGAGCATGAAATAATGGGTAAGTTAAAACTTGATGAAGTTGAAATTTTGGAGAATCAAATGAATGTAAAGCAAGTGAATTCATCAACACCTGACTTATTGGTATTATAACAAAAATGGACAACAAGTA